ATAGTGATTGCAGTACCTAATAATTTTGTAATTGGTCCACCTTCTGCAGCAGTACCATCATGAGTATGTCCTGTAGATACTGCAAAGGCAGCTAGAAGTTGATCAAATTCATTATTGATATCTGTTGCTTCAATAACTCCACCGTCAACTATGCCAGATGAACTCTGCCTTGTATATGTTGCTCCCATTATCGTCTTCCTCCTGGTACGAACTCTAATTGAAATCCTCGGATTGCCCAAGGTATTTTATTACTTGTATCTGTTATCTTTAATGCAATAGCAAATCCTGATCCTTCTACTGATTTTCTTGTTATAGGTAAATCCCCTTGACCATAAGCTGCTGTTCCAAATTTTCCTATTCCAAAATACGCCCCACTACCAGATGAACTTAAACTTATTACACTAGGTTGAGGAGTATTTACATCATTATAATTAAACTGAAGATACATATTAGCTGCAACTTCCCCTTCGGGTTTCCAGTTTAAATTAATTCTTTCCATTGACTTTCTTATTCCAGGATCTCCCATAGTCATATCTGGAGATCTATAAGTTGAGTCTAAATTATATGTTGAAGTTGCTCTTGTCCAAACATTTCCTGTTTCTTGTTTATATACATAACCATCATAACCACCAGAAACTACTGTTTCAACATTATTTATATAATCTGAATCACAACAAGAAACTTTTAATCCTTTTATATCTGCATACTCATATCCTAATTGACCTGTATTAGGATTAACTTTAATAACTGCAATTATACCTCTAGAATTAGATTCAACTCCTGTTGTTTTAGGATAGAATAAACGATATTGAGATTTATCTCTAATAACTAATGATGTAACATTATCATAAGTAATATCATTAATTCTATCTTGTATTTGTTTAGATACAGTACCTAGTTCAACGTCACCAATTCTTTCTGTACCAGCAACTGTTCTAATACCATCTGCAGATAAGAATAACAAGTCACCACTTACCTCTTGAATAGAATGATGTGCTATTGTACCAACGTTCTTTGCAACTTCAGCTAATGCAAAATTACTAGAACTTGTTCCTGTTACTTTATAAATTTTTCTTTGACAAAATATAAATAATTCATCCCTAAATACTTTTAATCCTGTAACAACATCACCAACTTTTATTTCACCAGCACTTGTATCAAAATCATCTTCTGTAAATGGTCCTGAAAAAATAACACTATGTGTTGAGTTAGACATACCACCATAAAACATATGATTAGCAAATGATTTAACAAACTTAGGATTAGTTGGAGCTGTACCACCACCTGTTGCATTTATAATATCTTCAGTATAACTTGTATCTAAAGTAAATGCTGCAGATTCTCCAGTTGCAATTATAATTTTATTTGTACCATTATAATTATATTTATCAAAATCATAAGTATAAGTTGTACCTTTACTTGTTGCTCTTGATGTCCAAGATCCAGATGTAGTTCCAGTATAAACCGTACCACCTCTTGCTGCAACTATAATATTATTAAATATTGCAGTCATTTGTACTCTTTCTGTAGAAGCAGAAACTTGAGTTACTATATTAGAATTATATAATTCTGTACCATTTAATCTTCTATATCCACCTTCTACTGATGGTTCAAAATTAGTTAATTGTAGAGCTTCTCCAGGTTGCATATTATATACATCCTTATTTAGTATCAATCCTCCGCCACAACTTGCTGTATACGGAGATATTCCTGAAGTATCTGCCATTTAATCTCCTATGATACTACTCTAGTACCTACATTTGTAGCAATACTTTCTGATATTACATCAGTTCTCATGTAGTCTGCTGAATGAGTACCATAATCTAATTTTAATAATTTTAATTTTCTTTGATAGTCTCTATCTGCTAGTTGTGCATGATCAGGATCTGATCTTAACATATATACATAGTATTTAGCTCTGTCTACTATGATTGAACTAAATCTATCAGGTAGCCCCATATTGTCACCATGTGCAGATAAATCTGTATGTGTTGTATAATAATCATAACTAACTGTATACTCACCTGTATTAGGTTTTGGACTTAATATAAATGAACTATAGTCAGGTTTTCTAATTATTTTTACAGGTTTACCATACGCACTACTTGCATTAACATCATCAGCAGGTTTATTAGTTTGTAAATATGTATCATATGTAATGTATGCTAATTTACTAGGAGTAATATCGCTTCTAGAAACTCTTACATAATCTACATCCATATTTGTTGCTGTAGTAGGATTATTTATTGTTACATAAGTTGTTGTTGCTGTAGCTGTAAATGTAGCATCAATAATTTTTCCTTCACCAAAATTTGTTACAGTTAATGTTGTACTTAAATTTTGAGTACCTTCTGCTGCTGTACCTACTTGTATTTTAAATGCTTGACCTGTACCTACAGTATCATAAGCTCTTACTTGAATTCTATATTGTTTATTTTTTACAGTTGAAATAGATTGGTATATAGCATAATCATTTAATCTTGCTCTACCATTTCCACCACTATTATAAGCAGCACTACCACTGCCTGCTATAGTTGTCCAACTATTTATATTTGATGTAAACTCACCATTAGTAATTAATTCTGTTGGCTTTAAAAAAAAAGACTCAAAGTCTACTCTTCGCATATCAGATGGGAATGCATATTCCGCATCACCTGCTTGGAGAACTTGAGTCGTTGTTGTATGCAATAGAGGAAGTTCAGCACCTTCATTATAAATATCATGAATAGCTTTATTAATAAAATCCTTAACAGCAGTTTGAATACCTCTACTACTAGAAAATGTAGTTGAAGTCATTTCAACTTCATTTAATTCTCTTAAAATTCTATTTGATAATACTAAGTAAGTTGTTGCCATTATTTATTACTAGGTTTTTTTCTTAATTTATCTATATCTATTTTAATTATTTTTTCTTTAGCACCTGGAAAATCTTTTGATTTACCTTTCCATCCTTTCCAAGGATTATAATTACTATATTTTTTCTTTTTATTAGTATCCTCTAAAGACATTATTCTTCCTCTTTGTTAATATTATCATGTACTGAATGTTCGTACTTAATTAATAATTGTTTAATTCTAGATTCAGCACTAGATAATTGCTTTTGTAAATCTACAATCTGCTCTTTAAGTGCAGCATTGTCAGATTTGTATTCTTGAATTACTTCAAGTAGTTGACTTTTCTTTTGAAATGCCATCTAGTAATTCAACAATCTTATTTAATTTTTCAGATTGTGCATTTACTTTATTTTCTAAATTCTGTATCCTTATTTCTTCTTGAGAAGGAACAACTGTTGAACCTGTACTAGCATTAGTCTTTTTAGTTAAATCATAAGTAGCCATTTTATTCTCCTAATTAATAAGGGGTATTAATTAAGGGGGATAGTAATACCCCCCTTAAATTATTTAGTATTATACTGCTGTATCGTGTTGAGTACTTGTATTATTGTCAGTCTCATTAATACCTGAAATATCGCATAGTACTGCCCAAACACGGATTTTACCCGCACTCGAAGCTGCACCAGCCATTAAAGCATCAATAGTATCTGCTGTTTTGATTGTAAGCATTGGTGCTGCATCTGCAACATCTCTAGGTGCATAAGCTGCACCTGTTGCATCATAAGCGTCAACGAAAGCATCAGGATCAGAAAATCCTGCTGAACTTCCAGTTACACCAATATCAATCACTACAGAACTTGAACATGCTGTTAGTACTTCTACGCCTGCTGCCATTATTAATGTTTCTGCAGGAACATCGATGCATCTAAGTACATCATTTTGTGCTGTTCCTGAATCACCATTAACTGCTGATACATCAATTGTATTTTCTACCATGTAAGGTGTTCTACCATTAGACGGATGTCCAGTAGTCCCACCTACACCTGTTACATTATATGTAGCCATAGTCTATCTATTATCCTCCTAATTAAGCGATTGTTATAACACCAGAGTAAACTGCATCTGATCTTAGAATTTTTCTTCCAAAAACATGCAATCCTCTCACAATGTCTGAGAATGAATCAGGGTCTCTGATAAGTTCTGTTTTCGCAATATGGTTTGCAGTTGCTACTGCACCTTTGTGCCCATAAAGGAAAGCATATTCATTAGAACCTGCTGATCCAAAAGTTTTAGATGAAGCTGCTCCACTTGAAACCGCAATTGCGTTTGTAGAGTAAAGTTTAAACCCAAATAAAGGTCTATCTGTTACCATACCATTTCTCATAGATGATGCTCCACCATCTGCCATTACTGATTGGTCCATAATTTTAGCACCTGCTTTTCTTAATTGCTTAAAGAAAGCTGGTGGTGCAACGAACCATCTATTTTCTTCTGGTACATCATTACTGTCAAGAACTGTTTTAGCAGCTGATATAACATTTGCTAATGTATCATCTGCAGCATCTCCATCAATTGGCGAACCGTCTGTTCCAGTGTTCGCAGCTGATGTTGCCGCATTGTCATAAATGTTTTTTAAAACATTGTAGTCATAGTTCTTCTTAAGTGAATAAGCACCTGAAGAAGTTGCAAGAGCTTCCCAATTTACATGTGATTGTCTTTCTTCGATATCGTCTACTTTAAACGCAAAGTATGAACCTTGGTCGACAGTAAGTTGTAACTTATCATCTGCCAATGTTTGTGTGTTTACAGTTTGACCTCTCGCATAATCACTTACAGTAATTGAAGGCTCTTTCACGATATTTACCGTGTCGCCAAAATTTTCAATTTCTCCAGCGTAATCAGTGTTAGTAATATCTTCAA